TTGTCGAACCAGATCGAAGCCGACCTGTTCGCCACTGCTTACCAGAATGCCTCCCGCGCTTACGGCACTCCCGGCACTGCGCCGTTTGGTACTGCTGGCGATCTGTCCGATATCGCTCAGGTTCGCAAGATCCTGGATGATAACGGAGCTCCGCAAACCGATCTGAACCTGGTGCTGGGCTCCTCTGCCATCGCCAACCTGCGCGGCAAGCAGAACGTGCTGTTCAAGGTGAATGAATCCGGCACTGACGAGCTGCTTCGCCGAGGCATCATCGGCCAACTGGAAGGTCAGATGATCCGCAACTCCAATGCGGTGCAGTCGGTCGCCAAGGGCTCCGGCGCAAGCTACACCACCGATACGGCAGGCTATGCCGTCGGCGCCACCAGCATCAACCTGATCACTGGCACTGGCACGATCTTGAGCGGCAACACGATCACCTTTGTATTAGCGATTCCAACAAATACGTTGTTACCGGTGGTATTGCAGCGGCTGGCGCGGTAACCATTGCGGCTCCCGGCCTACTGCAGGCTATCCCGGCGTCTGCAACGGCCGTTACCGTTGGCGCCACGGCAACGCCGAACTTGTCGTTCAGCTCCAGCGCCATCCAGCTGATTACTCGTTCTCCGCAAATGCCGATCGGGCCCGATGGTGTGGCCATGGATATGGCCGACGACGTTATCCAAGTTACAGACCCGATGACTGGCATCGTTTTTGACGTGGCCGTCTATCGCCAGTTCATGCAGCTTGTTTACCACGTTCGACTGGCTTGGGGCTGCCAAGCCATCAAGTCTAACCATATCGCCCAATTGCTGGGTTAATCGACAAAGCAGGGGGCTTCGGCCCTCTGTCTGGAGGCCTGACATGGAACTTGAAACCGTAAAAATCACCGCCGAAATTACTGATCTGAACCCGCTCGGTTACATCATCATCAACAAGTCAGATTTGACTGAAGATCACGTGCTGTTCGATGAGTCGAATAAGAAGTCCAAGGGCAAAAAGGAAGATTCCGCCGACGACACCAAAACTGATGAGCAGGACGGCAACGAAGGGGTCTAAAAATGGCATTGACCGATGCACAAATGGCCGATGTCCGCCGCTACATGGGATATGCCTTAACCGGCACCACCATGCCGATCACCAACGATCAGGATGTGGTCTATGTGCAGTTCGGCATGGTGACCATGTCGCTTCATCATCGGCTGACCACCTTGAGTGCCAGTGAAGAGGCAGTGCTGATCAATACCTACCTTGCGCCGCTCAACAGCATGGAACAGGACATCATCGGCATTCGCGGCAATCTGGATACGGCGCAAGCATCCGTCTGGACACATAACGCCCTTGAGCAGTCTGACAGGGATCGACTGTTTGATTCATGGCGGCGTCGCATGTGCCAGTTTATTGGTGCAGCACCGGGCCTCGGACTTGGATTGGGTGGCGGTATCCGTGTGGTAAGGGGGTGACATGGAAATCGATGCCACACATGTGAACGCCCTGCCTGAAGAGGCGCGCCTGCTGGTCCAGATGATCATAGAAGGCCGCGTAAAGCAGTTTGCGCTGATCATCGAAGATGAAAACGGTTGCTTTTACGACAATTTCCCGACCCTAGATGATTCGGCAAGCAAGATGGGGATGATTGGCGCGCTTGAAGTCCTAAAACGTGACTACATGCGCTGTTTCATCGACTCGCGGGTTGAATACCTACAGCCGGGCGAGGATGAATGATGGACGGCGCTACGCTACAGGCGAAGATCTACAAGGGTTACGGGCGGGCGGCCAAACGCATCGGTTTCAGCTACCAGCAGTTCCGGGCGACGTCGGCCAATAACCCATTGTCCACGACCGCGCTGCAATCCCTGCCCTGCTCGTTCACGACCAACTTCACCTTCAACCAGCCGAACAAGTACGGGCAGGCCACCGGCTTGGCCTGTTTGACGCCACAAGCGTCCAGCCGGGCGACTTCCTTGTTGGCCATCAGGGCACGTACTTCGTCGCCGCCATGCAGGACACGCTGCCGATCTACTGCGTGCAGTGCAATCGCACGGTGAACGTGCTGCGCGTCAGCATGGATAGTGGCGTCGGCCAGATTGGCTACGGTGGCGACACCGCCGACACCGAGCAGGTGCTGATGTCTGGCTGGCCTGCCAGTGTGCTGCAGGGAACAAAGGGCGAGCGCAACGAAGCTGGGCTGCCCGGTGACACGCGTACGCCATGGTGGGCCATCCTGATGCTGAAGCATGGGACGGGGTGACGCTGCGAACCAGCGACATCATTACTGACGAACTTGGGCGGCGATACGTCGTTTCCAGTGCCGAATTGACCGACATGGGGTGGCGGATCACCGCCATGCAAGCACAGGTGTGAGATGGCCGATCTATCCGACGTACTCAATACGCTGTCCGGCCTTGTCGCGGCCGCTGTCTACCCGCACGGCACCTCGCAGCCAAGCGTGTGCAACGCACCGGTGAAGGCTTATCCAGGCTGGCTTAAGCACCGAACGTACTGGAAGCCGATCTGAAGGCCGGAAAGGTGCACGTCAGCGTGTACCCGCTGCCCACCGAACGCAAGACCAGCCGCCATATTGGCCGGGGGTGGACTATTACCGCCACTGGTGCGCCAACGCTGACAGCGACGGTCAACCTCAACCAGGTAACGCTGGGCGGTACGGTGTCTGCACCGCAGAACGTCTACCTGCTGGTGGACGGCAAGGGCTACGCCTACGCCGTGCAGCCAGCGGATACGCTGACCAGTATTGCCACGGCACTGGCTATGCAGATACCCGGCGCGAGCAGTTCGGGGGCTGTCATCACGCTACCGTCACCTCACAGCGTCATCGCACGTGTCGGCGCGGTCGGCACGGCCATGCGTGAACTCAAGCGGCAGGAAAAGCAGTTCCAGATCACCGTTTGGACGTCGACCCCGGCGCTACGCGATGCGACGGCCGGACCGGTGGATGTCGCGCTGGCCGTGTCAAGCGATCTGGCCTTTGCCGATGGCTCGCACGGCATCCTGCTGTACAGCCACACGATCCAGACCGACCAGAACGAAAAGTGGCATGTACCGCCGTGACCTGATCTACACGGTTGACTACGCCACGACGCAAACCGTCGACGCGCCGCAGGTTATCGCCCCGGTTATCAACGTCATCAACCAGAACAGCGGCCAGACCATCCGCACCATTCAGGAGTAATCCATGCCCTATGAGCAAGACGCCACGGCCTTTGTGCTGGTGGTCATCCACCCCTTTGCCGACTACCAAAAGGGCCAGCGCATCACTGACCCGAATGAAATCGACAAAGTGCTGTCTGGCGAGTGCGCCAGCTACGTCAACAAGACGCCAGCCGCCGAATAAGCCGCTACCTCAAACAACTTGAACCCGCCCCTGTGGCGGGTTTTTGCATTTATGGAGCTAGACAATGCCCATTTATCAGGCTGGCAGCTTGAATACTGCCGCACTGTCGGCGCCCGATCTGTATGTGCAGGTCGTGCCGCCGAAAACCCGCTTCATCAATGGCGTAGCGACGGACGTTCTCGGCATCGTTGGTGTCGCCAGCTGGGGGCCGGTGAACAGCCCGTTCCTGATCGGCTCTGCCGTCGACCAGCAACGCATGATCGGCCAGCCGCAGGTGCGCAAGTATGACCTTGCCACCGCCGTGGCCGTGTCGCTGCAACTTGGCGCCTCCAACATCCGCGCTGTGCGTGTGACGGATAGCACCGATGTGGCCGCCAGTGTCGCGCTGAAAGATACCGCAGGCACGCCGGTGACTGGCGCTACGCTGACCGGCATCTACACCGGCACGCTCGGCAACAACCTACAGGCCAGCATCTCTGGCACCGCCGTTGGCAGCTTCAAGCTGACCGTTATCATGCCGGGCCAGAACCCGGAAGTTTTCGACAACCTGACCGGCTCCGGATCTGCTTTCTGGCAGGGGCTCGTCAACGCAGTAAACAACGGACAGTCCGGCATCCGTGGCCCGTCGCAGCTGGTGGTGGCATCGATCGGCACTTCTTCTGCCGCGCCGAATACGACCAATACCTATGCGTTTGCTGGCGGCACGGACGGCGCCACCACGCTGACCGATTCGGTATTGATCGGCATGGATGGCACCACTCGCAAGGGCCTGTACGCACTGCGCGGCACCAATGCGCAGGTGATCAACCTGGTGGACGTCACAGACTCGACGCAATGGCCGTCGATGCTGACCTATGGCTTGTCTGAAGGCGCTTACCTGCCGACGCAAGGCCCGGCTGGTGCGTCCTATACGACCGTATCGACCTCTCTGAACACTGCTGGCTGCGATGGCTACGCGCTCAAGGTGCTGGTAGGTGACTGGGTGTATTGGTACGACCAGGTAAACGGCGTCAACCGCATGCTGGCTCCGGCGACCTTCGCGGCCGCCGAGCTTGCCGCGTTGGCTCCGCATATCTCGCCGCTGAACAAGCCGCTACGCAATGTGGTGGCAACGCAGCGCCAGTTGGCCAACCAGCCGTACAGCCTGCCGGAAATCGGCGCGATCAACACCGCACGTCTGGATGTGATCACCAACCCGTGCCCGGGCGGCAACTACTTCGGCCACCGCTCCGGCCTGAACTGCTCCAGCAACCCGACGCAGAACGGCGACACCTACACGCGGATGACCAACTTCATCGCGCTGACGCTGGCCGCTTCGTTCGGCGACGTGGTGGGCCAGAACCAGACCGTTGACCTGCGCCGCGAGAAGAAAAGCACGTTGGAGTCGTTCCTCGCGAACTTGGCAGACCCAACCAGATCAGGCGGCGCCATGATCGGAGACCCGAACGGCGGTCCGGCCTTCTCGGTGCAGATCGACAAGACCAACAACCCGGACAGCCGCGTGGCGCTGGGCTATATGCAGGCCGACGTGCAGGTGAAATACCTGAACGTGGTGCGCTACTTCCTGATCAACGTCGAAGGCGGTGGCTCTGTGTCCATCACCGTATCCACCTCGCCACGCTAACCACAGAGGCCCGAAAGGGCTTCTCCTCCGGAGTATGAGATATGCCGCTACAAGGCTATACGATTGGCCGTGACGTTGCGTTGGATGTGATGACTTCCAGCGGTGTGTTGCGGTTCGACAAGATCACCAAGTTCACGCGCAAGCCCAAGGTGGGCACACAGGAGATCGTCCCGCTCAACGGGCAGACGGATGAGCTGCAATGGCCGAAGGGCTGGAACGGCACCATCATCATCGAGCGCACCAACTCGACCGCCGATGACTGGCAGGCCAAGTGGGAAGACGACTACTTCAACGGCGTCAACCGTGATCCGTCCACCATCACGGAAACCATCACCGAATCGAACGGCTCGGTGTCGGTTTACCGATACGAAAACGTGCAGTTGCACCTGACCGATGCCGGTGACGCGAGCGGAGAGAAAACCGTCGCTCAAGAGTTCACCTGGACCGCGCGCCGCCGCAAGAAAGTGGCGTAACACCTTCGGCGTGGCAGCGGGGCACCGTGGCCGGGTTCGTCGCTTAGCCAGCCACGCCAACCTGACGACTTTTGACGAGAGGACAACGAAATGGCAGCAGTAAAAGTACACGATACCCCGCAGGAAGCCGCGAAACCGGCTGCTCCGACCAAAGAAACCGTCACCGATAGCAAGGGCCGCGTGATTACCCTGCGCGAGCTGGACCCGCTGCAGCAAGCGCGTCTCGTCATGGCCGTGGGTGGCGATGTCGCCGCCAACCCCACCTACATGAACGGCTTCGCCCTGCTAAGCCGCCATGGTGGAAAGCATCGATGACGAGTTCTTCGGCTTCCCCGGCTCTGTGGCCCAGATCGAGGCCATGCTCAAGCAGCTGGGTACCGAAGGTATGGCATCCATCAACGCTCACCTGATGGCCAAGTTCGAGGCGGCCAAAGCCGAGATGGAAAAAGCCACGCAATCGACTGAGCAGGCCGCCGCAAAAAACTAGCGAAGAACCCCGATTTCCGCAGCCGCTGTTGGCTGGTGAGAAATGGGGTTCCCTTCGACAAAGTGTTTGATGTGGAGCGGCTGATGAAGCATGAGCAGATGGCCATGTCGATCACGTTCAGCGAGTTTGAAGGCAACGAGTTCGACTGGCACGCCATGCAGTTCAAGGAGCGCAAGGATGGAGTTTAAAAGCCTCGGGGACTTGGCCCTTCACCTTGCCGCCCTTCCAGCCATGCAGGTGGTTGAGTTACAGCATGGACTGGAAAAGTGCGCCAAGAAGATCGAGCAGACCGCCAAGGACGAGATTGGCCACTACCAGCAAGCGTCCGGGCCATTCCCGGCTTGGGCTGATCTGGCTGACTCGACCGAGCAGGAAAAGGCCGGGAATGGCTACCCTGTCGACGCGCCGCTGCTCAGAACCGGCGAGATGCGCGACAGCATCACGCATGAAGTACATGGACTTGAGGCCGTGGTCGGCTCAAAAAACAAGAAGCTGTTCTACCACGAACTCGGCACGCTAACTATTCCGCCCCGTCCAGTCATTGGGCCTGCCGCGTTCCGGAGCATGGACTTTATCCTACGCACGATTGGTAACGCGGCTGTTTCAGGGCTGGTGGGTGGCGAGCGGATACACCCGAGCTTGGGGTATGACGGGTAGTAATGCAAAAAACCCGGACAAGGCCGGGTTTGTTTATTTTGCTCGGTGCATGGAGTTAACGATGGATATCAAATCATTTTCGTTAAGCGAAACGGTTCTTCCATTCTCTCCCTGCATGCTGGTGAATTGAACTAATCCCTTGCTAGTGAAGGTATTGTCTTTTCCACCAGACATTGTCATTTCAAAAGAAAATGCACAGGTAGCACTTCCAGAATCTTTATCAATTGATTTCGCAACGAAACCAGTAACATTTATTGGTGTTTCTACCTTTCCAATAGGATGAAACCCTCTGTCTACAGCAATATTATAGGCATGTTCTCCTAAGTTATTTAGCTCTTTCTCTATTAACGTCCCTACCGTGTTTTTTGTTTCATCGCTATAGCAAATGCTTGGTTCCACCTTTGAACAACCAGAGACGAATAGTGTAAAAAAAATCACGTAAATTAAAGAAACTCTCATTTATGGCTCTTTCCCAAAAGACGCAATAACGAAAAACGCGATAACAGCCAATACAGACGAAAAAATCCACCACATCGCATAGCCGAACATCATCCATCTCAGCAACTTATCAAGCCAGTCATTATCTGTCTTTTTTGTTGTCTGGTTTCGTGGGATGAACTCTTGCCGTGGGTATTGAACCCATCTAAACCGCTCGGCGAGCCACTCCTGAACACGATAACGCAAAGGGTATCTCATGGCCTTCGAAGCCTATTCAGTTGCCATAAAGCTCAGTTTAACCAATATGGTCAGCTCTGGCTTGGGCATGATCGCAAAAGACCTGACGGGGCTTGAGAAAAACGTTGTCAGCCTGCAAGACAAGTTCAAGGCGCTGAAGATGATCGGCGTCGGCTGGGGCCTGTCACACATCGGCAGCTCCATGTTTGGATTCATGGGCAAAACGGTTGAGGCGAGCAAGGAGTACACACGCCAGCTTTCCTTGATGAGTGCTGCCGGGATGTCTCAGCTTGAGATTGCAAAAGCAACATCCTCGGCGTGGCAAACATCAAAGGATGTGATTACTTCCAGCGCTTCGGCCAACCTTACCGCTATCCGCGAGTTGCGCTCTGTGTTCGGCAAAGACCACATGAGCGAGGCGTATGCCCTATTGCCACAGGTGCAACGGACCAAGTCCATCATGGAGGCGTTGACTGGCAAAGAACAGCACGGCGTAGCCTTTGACATGAGCTCGACCACTCTCTGCCCAAAGCGCAGCGCCGTACGGCTCGCCGATTATTCGAATTCCTACAAGCTGAAGGCTATCGCGGGGCCTACGACAGCATCCAGCGCTATGTCCGGGCCTGGAATGCGAGTGCTACAAAGATCGTCAGAACACAGGCTTTTGTCCCGTTGTCATTCGCTCCTCGGTGAAGTGGGTCAGTTCGACTGGAGCTACGAACATGTGGTGCTCGGTGGTGTTACCCAGACCATCAAACTAGCCCATTTCCGTCTGACCTACAGTCGGCAGATGTTTGTCGTTGCCTATCCGCGCGAGACCCGGGAGATGGTGTTCGATGCCCATCGCCGCGCCTTCGCTTTCTTCGGTGGGGTCCCGCACAAGATGGTCTACGACAACCTCAAGACCGTGGTGGAGACAGTGTTTGCTTAAGCAAAGAGCGCCAGTTCAATCGCCGCTTTCTGGCGCTGGCGAATCATTACCTGTTTGAGCCGGTAGCCTGCACGCTTCAGGCTGGGAGAAGGGCCGGTCGAGAATCAGGTGGGCAATATCCGTGAATGGCTATTCACGCCGACGCCGCGCTTTGCTGACTTCAGCGGCTTGAACCAGTGGCTGGAACAGCGCTGTCGAGAACTGGCGGGACGACGTCATCCCACGCAAGAGGCCACCATTGCGGATGTACTGAAGGTGGAACGCCCTCATCTGCGACCGGTCACCATGCCGTTCGACGGTTACGTCGAACATCTGTTGCGCGTCTCCAGCACCTGTCTGGTCTCGGTGGATCGCAACCGTTATAGCGTCCCCGCCGAATGGTAAGCAAGGTCGTTTCGGTACGTATCAATGCTTAAGCACGATTCGTATCGTGGCCGATGGCCGGGAGCTGGCCTGCCATGTTCGCCACTTTGGCCGGGACCAGATGGTCTGCGAGCCCCGGCATTACCTGTCGATACTGGAGACGAAACCTGGTGCCCTCCGTCACGGGCGGCCATTCATCGAATGGGTCCTCCCTCCCGCTATCGAAGCGGTTCGTCAGCAGGCCCTTAAACAGCCCGGGGAGATCGTGCCTTTGCCGAGCTACTGCTGGTGGCGCGTGAATCCGGCACGGAGACGCTGGAAGTGGCCTGCCAACTGGCGCAGAAATATGGTAAGCCCAGCACGGCAATTGTACTGAACGAGTTACGGCGATTGACCCGCCCCCCTCGAGTGGCCGTGGTGGAGACACCCGACACATTGAGCCTCCGTGAGGAGCCGGTGGCGAATTGCGACCGCTACGATACCCTGCGGGAGGTGGCGCATGTCTGAATCCTCCCATCTGGCCCGACTGCAAACACTGCGGTTGTACGGCATGGCCGAAGCATGGCGCGAATTGCAAGCAGAGGTTCACCGGCAGCCCCTTTCGGGAGAGGCGCTGCTGCGACGATTGCTCGATGCAGAACAAGCCGACCGACAGGCACGCAGTCTGAGCTATCAACTCAAAGCAGCACGCTTCCCGGTGCACCGTGACCTGAGCGGCATTGACTGGTCAGAGACCCCGCTGGAGTCAGCCCGTATCAAGCAACTGGCGAGTGGCAGCTATTTGGATACCGCGCACAACCTGATCCTCGGTGGGGGGCACTGGAACCGGTAAAACCCACCTGGCGACAGCCTTGGGTATTGCGGCCATTCATCAGGGCAAACGGGTGCGGTTCTACAATGCGGTAGACCCGGTGAACCAGTTGGAGAAAGAGAAACAGCAGGGTAAAACGGGACTGCTGGCACGCCAACTGGTACTGATGGATGCCGTGATTCTGGATGAGCTGGGCTACCTGCCATTCCCCGAATCGGGTGGGGCGTTGCTGTTTCACCTGATCAGTCAGTTGTATGAGAAGACTTCGCTGATCATCACGACCAATCTGAGTTTCGGGGAGTGGGTGAGCGTGTTTGGCGATGCCAAGATGACCACTGCGCTGCTGGATCGGGTGACGCACCACTGCGACATTCTGGAAACCGGAAATGACTCTTACCGGTTCAAGCAGAGGAGGAAAAACGGCTGATTTGCCTGGTCAAATTTGGACGCTGTTTGCTGGTCAAAATTCGACGCTGATTGACATACTGGCCTATTACGGTGCCGAGTCAGCAGGCTCCCTGACTTTATTGCCCAACGGGCAGGACTTGCCGAATGCAGAGGGTGCACAGCCATTGTTGTTTGAGCAACTGTCAGCTCGCATTGCCAACATGCCACGACTTCCACTGGTACACGTAGCCCCAAAAAAATGTCACTTGCCGGGGCCCAGCACAAACTCGCACTTATCTGGGATGGCAAACAACTGTGGGAGCCACGCGGGTCGACACCATCGACCCATATTCTGAAGCCGAACCACGATAGCGGTAGCTTTCCACACTCAGTAGCCAACGAGTATTTCATCATGCGACTGGCGGCAATCTTGGGGCTAAAGGTTCCTGCCGTGACCCGACTGTACGTACCTGAACCCGTATATCTGGTAGAACGATTTGACCGGGTATTATTGAACGGGCAATGGCAACGCCAGCATGTCATCGATGGTTGTCAGCTACTAGGAATTGCTTCCGGCTTCAAGTACAGCGCAGGCTCAATTGCCACCTACGGCCAACTGGCGACACAAACCCGACCGCCCATGGTAACGCGGCGGGCACTGTTTCAATGGCTACTGTTCAATATACTGGTCGGCAATACCGATGCACACCTAAAAAACATTAGCTGCCCGGTGACCAAGGATGGCATCAGCCTAGCCCCTCACTATGACCTGCTCTGTACTGCCGTGTATGAAACACGGATGAATGGCCATGACGGTTGGCCCGAAGCGACGACACTCGCATCGGATGTACTGGGAACTTCGCGGTTGGCACAATGTGATACTCCCCGGCTTTTGGAAGTGGCAGAGCAGTTAGGTGTCGCCCGCACAGGTGCACGTCACCTGCTATGCGAGATGGTCAGGCGCATCATTCCGGCTGCGAAGGAGCTGTATGAGCAGATAGTATGTGAAAATGCACAGTTGTCTGCCACGCAACCAGAATTGCGCGCTGTTTTGACCGGAGAGGAAGTCTGGCTACGAGGCATTGTCCGCATCATCATTGCAGAGATGGCCACCAAGCTCAGCAAGGAACGCTAAAAATCACCATAGAATTAAACGTGATTTTTTTGACACTTTATGCTTAATTTTTTGCCGATGCGCCAAATCATGCTTTACCAAGACAGCTAGGGAGCCCGGTTCGGTTCCTAGTTTCCGACAGCTTATGCTTTACTCCGAGACATGAAACGCTTAACGGCACAAGTAACTTACTGGTTATCAATGGCTTTTTTCTTTGGCTGTTACCTGTGAGTGTTACACATGACTGAGAAATTGATGTCCAAAACAGCCCATGTTGTACGCCGTGGGGCGATCTATTACTTCCGCCTCAGAGTACCTGCCGATCTCCTTGCACACTACGGCAAGAACGAGATCATTTTTAGCCTGAAGACCAAAGACGCCGCCGAAGCCAAACTCAAAGCTGCTGCTGAAGGTCTGCGCCTACAAGGTAAATTCACTGTTCTCCGGCAAGCCATCAAAGCCAATCTGGTTTCAGGCCTCACCCCCGAGGAGATTCGTAGAGCATCTCTGGCCTTCGCTCGCTCCCTGATGCTGGAGGATGAACAGCACCGCATGGCAGGCAATATCCCCGAGGCTTACGAGGCAGGCCTTGATGTCATGGAAGAGGCAGCCAAGAATGCGGTGGCAGGCCACGATAACCATCAGATGACACGCATTGTTCGTGGTTACCTCGAAGATCACGGCATCATGGTTGAGCCTGAGAGCAGCTTGGAGAAGCGCCTTGTATATGCTTTCTCTCAGACAGGCGTGGATGCTTTAGAGGGCATCAGGCTGCGCGATAAGGGCAAGGCAGTGCCTACCCCTGAGCCAGTATCCATGGCAACACTAAGAGCCAAGGCTGGGCATCTTTCCCATGGAGACGTGCTGCTTTCCGCTCTGATTGAGCAGTACTGCACAGAACAAGAACAGGCGGGGAACTGGCTTGAGAAAACCAGCTTGGATAACCGGGCAATCTTCCGACTGTTCATTGATATTGTCGGTGACATTCCAGTGTCCACCATCGGCTAGCGGCTATTTTTATGTCCGTTCATTACCTGAATCGCCCCAGCTTCTCTAGACACTCTTGAGCCGTTGGAAATATTGCTTCTCAAACTCTACCGGCGATAGCCCATTTGCGGAACCATCGCTGGCGCTTCGGGTTGTAGAACATCTTGATGTAATCGAAGATGTCTCGTCGGGCTTCCTCCCGGTCGCGATAGGCCTTTCGCTGGATGCGCTCCCGCTTCAGCAACTGGAAGAAACTCTCCTCCACGGCATTGTCATGGCAGTTCCCACGCCGATTCATGCTGGGCACCAAGCGATGGGCCTTCAAGAAGTCCTGCCAGTCGTAACTACTGAACTGACTCCCCCGGTCGGAATGCACCAGCACCTCCTGCTTGGGCTGACGCCGCCATACCGCCATCAGCAAGGCATTCAGCACCAGCTCTCGTCGATACGTGACTGCATCGACCAGCCAATCACCTGTCACGAGAACAGGTCCAGCACCACCGCCAAATACAACCACCCCTCATGCGTGCGGATATAAGTGATGTCGGTTACCCAGGCCTTATTTGGCTCATTCACGGAGAACCTGCGTTGCAGGTGATTAGGTGCCACCACTGCTGGGCGACCACTGTAATGCCCAAGACGCCGGTGGTAACCCGTCTGCGAACGTAAGCCCTCCTGCTTCATCAGCCGTGCCACGCGATGTTTGCCACAGCGCTCTCCCTGAGCCTGCAGGCCGTCATGCACCTTGCGGTACCCATAGACTCCGCCACTCTCTAACCAGGCCTGCTTGATTTGCCCCAGCAAACGCTAGTCTTCACGCGCTCGACGTGATTGCGGAGACGCTCTCCGGGCGTAGTAGCCACTGGGGTGCACTGCCATGACCCAACACAGTCGTCGAACAGGAAATTACTGCGCGTGGGCCCGGATGAAGGCATACCTTACCCGGACTCCTTGGCAAAGTATGCGGCGGCCTTTTTTAGGATGTCGCGCTCCTCGGTGACCCGTTTGAGCTCAGCCTTGAGACGTCGGATTTCGGCTTGCTGATCCGCAGATTCGGCTGGTTTGGCACGCTTGGGGCCGTAGCGTTTCAGCCATTGATACAGGCTGTGGGCAGATACGCCGAGACGGCTGGCGACTTCGGCGACGGGATAGCCGCGTTCAGTAATCTGTTTGACGGCTTCAATCTTGAACTTTTCGGGGAAACGCTTGCTGCTCATGACACCTCCTTGTGGGACCTAGTGTGAGGCTCACGAGGTATCTACGAAAGCGGGGGCGATTCAATCACCATTTGAACGTCAACGAATATACAACCCTGCACCTGACACAAGCGTTACACGGCGTGCACTACAACGCCTCAAAGAAGAGCGACCAGAACTGGCGCAAGTAAAACTTGATGGTGTCCGGGCCGGTCGCATTGACCTCACACCGGATCTGGTCCCGGTGATTTCCGGCGTAGATGGGATTACCGGTCTGGTTGTTGCCACCGGATTTAGCGGGCACGGCTTTGGTATTGGTCCGGGGGCTGGAAAATTAGCGGCTGACCTGATACGTGGAGTCACACCAATTGTTGATGCAATGCCTTTCTCATTGGCGCGATTCAATAACGGCACACCAATTTTTATCGACCCGGACGTTATCTAAAAAACCGGGCGATACCAATGTCTCGCTAATGATATTTTCACCACGCATAGTCGGAGAAAGTGCTGATCCTGTCGCTCCGGCTGCGATGAAAAACGCTTGGAGCAAAGCAGAGTTCTTGCTATTTCTCGTTATGTTTTGAGTAATACATGGCTTCGTCAGCGTACTTGAGCAACTGCTGCGCTTCCTCACCATGCTCGGGATAGTGAGCGATGCCGATGCTAGGCTGGATTCTCAGGCTGTGGCTGGCGATATCCAAAGGCAATTCAAACGCCTTGTGGATTTTATCCACCACCACGGCAACATGTTCAGGCTCCAGCGTGCTTTCCAGCAACACCACAAATTCATCCCCGCCCACCCGGGCCACGGTATCCGATTCACGCACGCACTGTTTAAGCCTGCGTGCCACGGCCTGCAATAGCAGATCGCCCGCTACATGACCAAAGGTATCGTTGATTTGCTTGAACTTATCCAGATCAAGATAAAGCAGGGAGAATTGCCATTGTTCGCGCCGGGCTCTCATCAGGGCGCTTTCCAGACGGTCATGCAGCAAGCGGCGGTTGGGAAGATGCGTCAGGGCATCATATTGCGCCATAAACTGTAGCCGGGTATGCAACTGCTTGCGTTCAATCGCCGTTGCAACCTGGGTAGAAACGTATTGCAATAGATCCTGATCTTTTTCGGTATAACACGCTTCACCAGAATAACTTTTCAACACCAGGGCACCGATGGTTCCACGTCCCGTATTAAGCGGCACGCCCAGCCAGCACAAGACATTTTGCCCAAAGGCATCAATCAAATGCACCGGGCAAGCCGCCAATCTTGACCGGGTCAGCAATAGCGGCTGATGGGTGCGGATGACTTCGGCACAAAGCGTGCCACTGGCTGGCTTGGGTATTGCCGGGTCCGGCTTGAGGGAATCGACATGATACGGAAAACTTAACTGGCCACTGTCCTCATCATAAAGTGCCACGTAGAAATTATTCGCAGGTAACAGTTGGCCGATGATCTGGTGAATTTGCTGGAAAAGCGCGGGCAAATCTTCTGCCGCGTGGGCAGCTTCGGAAATGGCGTAAATGGCCGCTTGCACGGACTCGGCCCGTTTGCGTTCGGTCACGTCATGGGCGACGGCGATCCTGAGCTGGTCCGTTTCCGACCAGCGAGCGGACCACATGACATAAACGATTTCGCCATCCTTGCGCAGGTAGCGATTCTCGAAATGCGGTTGTGCCTGCCCCGACATGATCTGGCGAGCCGCTTGCAGCGTTCTCTCCCTATCTTCGGGCACCACCATTTCAATCATCGATTTGCCCAGCATTTCTTCCGGGCTGTAGCCAAAAATGCGCTCGCATGCCGCACTGACATAGACGAAGAGTCCCGCTGCGTCGACGACACAAACGGCGTCGAGCAGGAGATCGATCACGCTGGATAGAGGGAGTGCGGTTTTCATTTCCATGGTGGGAGCATACTATCTTGGCAAGATGACGCAACATCCATTCCTGCTTGTTAATTCCGGGTTCGCCTGCGTTCAAAATAAAAGCACCACGACGGGAAACGCCCATGACGAACCTGCTTTGACTTTATTACAATCGACAACACAGCCGCTGCCTTTCAGGCACGACACTCATTTATCAGCATAACAAAAGGATCGTGGCTTGGCTTTTCCCATCTTGGCTTATCCAGACGATGCCCGGCTTGTTCCGGGCCAACATCCGGGCTGGAATCGGGCTGATGGCGCTTGCCTTATCGAGGCATCTTCTGACGTGGAAGCAGTGTTAACCTGGCTGAAGGAATATCGCAGCCAACCGCGCACGCTGGATGTGTACCGTAAAGAAGCGGAGCGTTTTTTACTGTGGGCATCGCAACGCCGCGGCAAGACGCTGTCCGATCTGACGCGTGATGATGTGCTGGACTACGACCGCTTCATGGAAAGCCCGGACAGAGACTGGTGCGGGCCGACACGACCACGCACGCACCCGGACTGGAAGCCTTTTGCCTACTGGCCATCCAAAACCGGTGCAGCAGCCAAAGGCGGCTTGTCGGTAGGGTCACGGCAGCAGGCCAAGACAATTTTATCGAACCTGTACAACTATCTGGTACAGGCAGGCTACTTACGACATAACCCCTTTGCCCTCAAGCGCGGCCGTACCAAAGGCATCAAGACCATTCACGAAGACCGCATTCTGGAGCACGAAGCTCTGGAATTCCTGATGCGCTGGCTGAACGACTGGCCAACCGAAACCGAGCGTGACGTACAACACGCCGAACGCGCGCGCTGGCTGATCTCGCTGTACTACTACTCGGCGGCGCGGCTGCGCGAAGTGACTCGCGCCACCATGGGAGAAATCCGGCTGATTCGCGGTCAGTGGTGGTGGAAGGTTTTGGGTAAAGGTGAGAAACAGGGCGATGTCCCCGTTAACAAAGCCCTGCTTGAAGCATTGAAACGTTACCGTCAGCATCTAGGGTTGGCCGAACTCCCCTCGCCCTCCGATACCACCCCACTGGTATGCAGCCTGTACCGGAAAAAGCACGATCCCGGCTACAGCGCCATGAGCGCCGCCGGCATACACAAGTGCATGAAAGACATCATGCAGCGCGCCGCGGATGATGCCAGCCTGGCAGGACACGACACTGTCGCCGCACAGTTGCGACGCGCCTCGACACACTGGTTACGCCACAGTTCGGCGTCGCATCAACTGGATGCTTAA